CTTAAAGATCCTAATACTACAATTATGGTAGTATCTGCTACAGGTAACAAGGCTGCTGAGTTTATCAGCATGACGCGTAGGATCTTAGACTTAGTTCCCTACTGTCAGCATCTCAAACCCGGAGATCATACCACAGATAATGCTTTTGCTTTTAATGTGGAAGCAAGAACTAAGGTTGGGCAGGATAAGTCTTGCTTTGCTAGAGGTATTGGATCTCAGATTACTGGTTCTCACGCTGAATATGTTATTGGTGATGATATTGAAATCGAAGGTAACTGTGAAACTGCTGCTGCTAGAGAAAAACTTCTTAACAAAGTTAGTGAGTTTGAGCAGATTAGAAACGTAGGGGGTAGGGTTATCTTTTTAGGTACTCCACAGATTCAAGAGTCTATCTATAACAGACTAAAAGATGGCTATCCTGTATTTAAGTTTCCTGCAATCATGCCAGATAAAGAAAATCCTGTAGAAAGTTTAGATGTTGCCGACTGGGTTTGGGAAACAGAACTAGAACCCGGACAACCTACGCAACCCGAAAGATTTTCAGAAGAAATTCTTTTAGAACGACAGGCAAAGATTGGACCAAGATTATTTTCATTACATTACAAACTAGATACAAGTTTATCTGATGCTCAAAAGTATCCTCTTAAACTTAAAGACTTGCTAGTAGCAGACTTAAGTCCTGATCTTTGCCCCGAAAAACTTGTATGGTCTTCCTCTACACCCAACAAACGTGTGCCTAGTTTTGGATTAGCCGGTGATCTTATCTATGAACCAATGTGGGTTTCTGATAAGTATATGCCTTATATTCAAACTGCTATGTTTGTTGATCCTTCTGGTAGAGGTAAAGATGAAACCGCTGTCTGTATTGCATCTACAGCTAACGGATATATTTTTATACATGAACTCATTGGACTAGAGGGTGGCTATAGCGATGCTACTCTAACAAAGATTGCTAAGCTTGCTTATCAATATGATTTAAGTTTAATCAGAGTGGAAAGTAACTTTGGAGATGCTATGTTCTGTCAGCTTCTTCGTCCAGTTGTAGCTGAGATGTGTGGTCAAGTTGGTATTGAAGACTATAGAGTTACTGGTTCTAAAGAAAGTAGAATTATTGCATCATTAGAACCTGTGATGGCACAACATAGATTAGTGTTTAATACTTCTGCTATTAAAGATAAAGAAACACAATATCAAATTACTAGAGTTCATGCAGGTCGTGGAGCTTTAAAAAGAGATGACCGTGTAGATGTTCTGGCTGCCGCTATCTCATATTGGGAAGATGCTATTGGATTAGATGTAGATAAATCTATTCAACGTAATAGACAAAAAGAACAACAAGAAGTTGTTAAAGAATGGCTCAGTAATGATCGTATCTATGGGCTGTTATCAGATAGAACATCTGGTGCTATTAGAGAAAATAAAAGTCCTATGCTTGTAAATAAACAAAAAAATAAATGGGCAATGAAAAGGAGAAGACCATGAAAGATCAAAGCTTCTTTCAAACATTTTTAAGAATGGGTGATGAACAAGTCAATCGTCTAGGTTTATCTCCTCAACTTCATCAACAAATGCAACAAGGTGAAGCAGCCAATAACTATAGCCCACAAACAACTAGAGATGCATTAGATCCTAATATGTCAGATGAAACTTTCTTTGAAAGATTTATGGGTGTTAAGAAATTTAAACCGGCTATGACTTCTTTTGACTTTGGAGAATATGATCAACAGTCTTATGATGATTGGCATAAATCAAATGGTATCACACCTACTTTAGATAAAGAACATCAGTTTAGTAGGATACCTAATGGTCCTAATGTTGGTCTTCAGTTAAAAAGAATGGATGGCAAAACACCCTATAAAACAAGCTTTTTATCTGTTTTACAAGATGAAGATGCAGGTTACAAGTTTTATCGTAGAACAGATCCAATGCATGGCAAAACTAAATTCAACAATAGAATTTATAGTTTAAGTCCAGATGAATTGCAAAGTCATCCTGCTGCTCCATTCTTAGCTGAGATGCCTAGAGATGAAGTAGATAGTATTAAGTTTTCTTTTATGGATAAACCAAAAGTTCGACAAAGATTTGCTGATATTGAAGAAAGAGTTCCTTCGTTTAACTTTGATAACGAAGCTTTGAATACGGTAAGAAAGTTTAATGAAATGTATATTGAGCCATCTTCTATTCAAAGTGATTTAGTTGAGTTAGAATATTATGGTGGTATTCCAACAGATCTTGCTCAACCTCCTATTTGGATTCAAGAGTTACGTGAAGGACAATACGCATTAACTCATGATAATCCAAGAGATGCAATCTATAGATATCGTGCAGCTTCAGATACATTGCGAAGACACTTAGAAGAAACACCTCGTAATCCTAATAACCCTTTATATGCCGATCAAACTAGAATTTATTTAAATAGATTTAGTGACACTTTGTATGAACGATCACTTCAAATTGAACGAGAACTTCTTGGTATTCCCGAAGAAAGACAACAACAACAAGACACTGAGTATACTATTCAAAGCGGAGATAATCTTACTAGTATTGCTAGACTTTATAATATGACTATTGAAGATTTAGTTACTGCTAATGATATTGAAAATGCTAATATGATTAGAGTAGGACAAGTTCTTAGAATTCCTGCATTAGAAAACCAACCAGTTCCTGAGCCTGAAATTACTAGCGATACCTTTATTGATCCTACTGTAGACTATCTTATTAGAATGGAAGGTAGACATGAAAGACCAACCATTGCTACGCCGGGAGAAACTAGATACACTATTGGTCACGGTCACGTAATCAATCCAGATGATCCTGAAAAGGTTAGAGCATGGAATGCTGCTGTTCCAAATAAAGACTATACTCAGTTCTCTCTTGGTAGAGGAACGTTAACAGAAGAAGAAGCGAGAGCTTTATTTATTGAAGACTTACATGTTTATATTGACAGAGCAACCGACTTCTTCCCCGGATTTGAAAACTTCTCAGATGATCTTAAGGTTCAAATGGTTTCTTCTACATACAGAGGAAGCATGGGACAATCTCCAAGAACAAGAGAATTAATTAATCAAGGTGACTTTGCTGGTGCAGCTGATGAATTCTTAGATAATGATGAATATAGAAACGCAGCAGCAAGAGGCAGACCGGGAATTAGACCAAGGATGGAAGAAGTTTCTAGAGTCTTAAGAGCGGAAGGAGAACGATAATGAGTTTAATGGCGGCTGGATTAATTTTAGGAGGTATTCAAGGTATCTTAGGCATGGGAGCAGCAGATCAACAGGCTGCTC